CAACTGAAGAAATAGCAACTGCTCCGCTATATCCTTTTCTATCATGAAGTTCAATATCTTTATAGTATCTCAAATCAAAAGTGAAATAATCCTCAAATACTGGCACAACTGCTTCTAGATGCAATCTTCGGTTAGTTGACCAATTACTTCTAAAAGTGAACTGCCAATGACAATAAGCGTCCTGTTCTGGTTCGTCCATAGATACAGACAAATCTTTCCAACATCCAGAATACCTTCCATCCGTATACCACATGTATTCAAAATGATGAAAGTTAAATTCTCGGAGTTGCTCTTGAATCTTTTCTGCTTTGTTGAACAGTCTAATCGTTTCAGCTTTCATTATTAATCATTTAAAAATTGTTTTAAATCCCAGCCATATACCCCGCGATCACCCTTTTCTATCATAGGACATGTTTTCCCTCTCATAAAAATATCCCAATGCGGATGAATATCAGAAGGTATTATAGAAAGAATTTCGCTTTCTTTTATTGCTTCGTTTTTTGAAAGTTCTCTTAATTGTTTAATCCATTTAAGTGTTTTCATATTTCAGCTTTCATTAGGAAAAGTACAAGTCGTATGGATAACGTTGTCCTTGGTCATCAACAAGAATCATCTTCCATGTTGGTGGATCAGTTTCTTGTCTCTCAACGGAAACGTCAACAATATTAAATTGAGGTTGTTGCACTTCTTCAACCACATCATCAACAATTGCTGTTACAGTAGGTCTTGCCGCTTTTACTTGAATTGGAAGTTTGCTATACATAAGCAACTACATTATATAGTGTCGATATTGCACTTGGAATGTTTTACTGTGATGGTATCAAGGCCGAGTGTAAACGGCTCTTTATCATTATACGCAGGCGGGAATGCAGTGTCGAGATCAGGTTCATACGAACTCATATCTAGCATCGGACTAAACTCTCCAAAGTCAGTCGATAATAATGTCTCTGCTGGATTATTGAACATGGTATCATTTTGTACCATATCCTCGTACGTCTTTTTGAACGCTTGCAAATAATGTGTGAAGTCATCAACTTCATCATAACAGTTGTAAATGTAGTCAAAGAGAAACTCTTCACCTTCTTTGTTCAGCTTTAAACTATAAGCAAGCTTATCAAAGTATGATGTTTGTACTTCTTCAAGCTCGTTTATAAAAACCTTAGCTTTGTGTATAGCATCCTCTGGATGCATTCCTTCCGGCGTATATGTATTGTTGTTCATTTTTTCGTATTTAAAAGTCCTTGAATTTGTTCTACAGACCAATCTTTTTGGATTGCAGTCTGTATAATTTCACTTTTTTGTTTTGCTATCATATATGTTATATACTCTGATATACACATCCCAGCAAGCAATGTTATGACAATAGCAACAACACCTATTATTACCCAGTCAGGGCCATTTCTTTGTTCCATAAAAAAAGTTTATTTATTCTCAATATTTTTTGCATCTTTCTCCTGCCAGTATTTCTCTGTAGAATCTTCACAGGCTTTGTAACCGTCTTTTCTTGCTTGTTCGTAACATAGAGTTCTGTACCAACCACCTCTTTGACAAACCGCTCCGTGTTCACCCGTTACCTCACATGTTCTACCAGAGGCCTCCTCTGCACTGCTGATGATATTATCAACAATGCGGTTCTCTACATCATTTCCACCATGTACCCCGGTATAAAATCTAAGAGTACCATATTTCTCTTTAATTTGATGCGCTACAACCTGAACCTCTCTACCATCTTTTGAGCATACATCACATAGATATTGAAGCTTCTCCATGCATTTATCGAGAAGATTATACCAGCCATCATCACACTCCATGCCCCATGCCATGCAAGTCTTCATCATATCACCTTTATAATCACGAAGGATCTTAGGGTATTTCTCTACAAGCTTAAGTTCGAGTTGTTCGTTCATATGTCTATAATATTCTATCGTTCTGTATTAATCAACTATCAAAAACCATCGAAATTGCTTTTTATCATATCCTCCGCAGAACATTCATGCCAGTAATTATTCTGATAATTCCAATGTCTTGAATCATAAATTTGTAGGCTTATTTCACGGCAGAACATATTTAAGGAAAACAAAATACCAGCATGATCTTCTTTATGGCTTATTTTAAATTCAAAGCAAAAGATGTGATAATTACTATAATTGCCTTCAATTTCAAGATGCTTATATTTTGATAATCTTTTATGAAAAGAAAAATACTTGTCCCATTTGTTTCCTTTTCTTAAGAAGTTAATGATAGAAAAATTAATGTACATATTATCTTCTTAAGATAAAAGCTGTAAAATTAAGAAGGTCATCTTTCTTAGCATCTTGATACCGGCCATAATACCATGGTCTTTCATACGGACCTGAAACTTCAATTTGCTCTGCAGCTACCGGTATTGTATAATCACCTTCATATCCATCAACAAGTACCAACATCTCCGGATCCTGTGTATTTAATTTTTCTATTAATTCTTTTACTTTCATTTCTTTTTTCGTTTTTCTTTTTTTACGGTCAATGGTTTCTCCACACCAAGCGTTCTATTCATCAACAATTCTACATCATCGATTGTAACACCCATACATTCAGTAATCCCTATAATATGATCAATTACGTCTTTATATAAATCATATACAAATGCATCATCTTCTATATACTTTCGAAATTCATTGGAATCAACAAGCGTACGAAGAGCTTTTGAATGTTTATGAATTTGTCCTATATGCGATGTAAAGATATCTATGAGTTGATTGCCTGAAGATGCTTTGTGTTCTTTCATTGTTTTAATAAATAATTATATGGAAAAAATTAAAGAAAAAATTATTGATTTTATTGCTAAGTATCCAAAATTTACGATATTTTTCGGCGGGTTTATTTCTGGTTATCTTATAAGAGCTCTATTCTAATTTATAAGGCTTTTCTACTACAACATAATAGCTTCCAGCTACTTCTGATACTTTAGTAGTACTTCCTTTTGGAAGCGGTTCTTTTTTAAAAGATCTATCAACAATCTTCCAAACTTGTTCGAAGTTCTTTTCTTTAATTGCCTTTTCGATTGATGCTTGGTTTCTCTGTGGTATTCTAAATACCATCATTGGCGACCAGTAGCCATTATGATCTCCTTTAATCTTTGGAATCGGTATATCACTAAACTGTATAGCTCCATCACCTGAAACGTCGCAAATTCTTCTAATTCCGTTATTGCTTTTATAGTGCTGATATTGTTCAATTGTTTTCTTAATTTCCCATGCAACTGTCCCGTCTTTCAATTTTTCTTGACCGACACCATAATATGCATTTCTATTCTTCATTAACTCATCGTCTTTATGGAAAACAACAGTCCTAACAAAACTTTCTATTGTTTCACCATCAATATAAGTAAGGCCTTTGTCCCAAAACGCAGCGTCCATTGCAAACTTAATTTGACCAGAGCGTAGCCGGGTATAGACCTCTAAAGCTGTAGTAAGAGTAGAAAGATGTCTTTCATCGAATTCAATAGAAACGGTTTCAGTTTTATTTTGTTTTTTCATCTGTAATATCGAATGTTGCGTTTTTGTATACGTTAATTTGATCGGTGCGAAAATGCATTATTTTACCGCCCTCTTCTAGAGCAACAGCCCAAATATCATTTTCAAATGCTCCAGAATTTGTAGCATATATTGCATGACCGCCTCCTAATGGTGTTATTACGGGTATTGGGGTAAAGAATTGGAGCATACCGCTCATTCTATTTTATATATAAATATGCGTACTCTATCAAGACATCTTGACACCGATAGTAAAATGCGACTTATCCGCCAGCAGCACCACGACCAGCCTGTATATTTTTTGACAATACGCAGTACTCTCTTAACCCCACTCTGTTCTTTTTGCATGCGTTCGATAATATCTTTGGCATTATTTTTATATTTACCAAATTCAACAAGTGAGATTTTATCGAGTTTACCATATGTATAGAAAGCATCATAGTCGATAAAGAAGTCATTGTCTTCATCGAATTTTTCGTAACAATAAAAGCGTACGGTGCCATGAAAATTATCTTGCGGTACAAGCTCTTGCTTCTTAATAATTACATCTTTAAATAGTTGCCAAGTCTTTGGCTTTTGCTTTTTTCTCTCCTCGTCAGTCCATGCAATATATTCACGCTCTATTACTGTTTCAAATAACGAACCATCTTCTTCGATAACATACTCTGAAAGACAATTATCGAAACTTTTTGTCTGGTGTTCTATCTCTTTCCAATTAATATCTAGATGCTTTACTTCTTCAGGCAGAGGCAAATCTCGTTTTACCTTTATCGAATCATACATTCCCATAATATTATATATCTGTTAATTGATTAAGCGCTCTTCCGAGTGCGATTTGATTCCCCATCTTACGGTCCCATGTTTCTTTCTCTGAGCATCTAGCAGCACCGGTAGCGGTATTACCCTCTGGTGTTGTAATGGTAATAAATGTAACACCACCCTTAGGCAGAAAGACGCGAACACTGCCATTGAGTCTCTGTTGGTACACTACAGGACGATCATGTAATACTTGGACACGATACCCTTTTTTGCGCAATTCAGCAATAGAATAGTTCATAAGAAGATAATACCTGCAATAATAAAGAGTGCAATAAAAAATATACACACAATCCATTTAGGGTGGAAGACATAAACACCTATTAAAAAGTTCGCTATATATTCTATATATTTCATATTTTAAAAAAACTTTAACTTTTGCCCTGCTGTCAATTTATTAACATCTGTTATATTGTTGAGTCGTTGTAATTTAATAGGATCAAGCTTATATTTCTTTACAATACTGTAGAATGTATCACCAGGCATAACAACATATTCCTTAGTAAGAACGCTTGTTGTCTTAACTTGTGATACTTTTTTATGCGGCCAGTCATCTGCATTTGTTTGCTTAGGTATTGGCGTAGGTATTGGCCTTGCATCCGGCACACCAACATATACAGGAGCTGGCTCTTCCAAGGCCTTTTTATCCCCTTCAACTTGCTGCTTCTTTTCTTCTTTTGCCTTTAAAGCAAGTACAGGTGATGCAGCAAAGCCAACACCTATGAGTGCGTGTATAGCAAACGCAACCCAAAATGCTGTCTTGAAGCTAATAGATGTAGGCTTAAGCTCATCGGGGATTTCTGGAACATTATGTGGTTTCATATTAGTTAGCATAATAAGCTGCTTGCATTTTTTTGTATATTTTTCTCGTAATCTCTTTACCGAGATCGGTAACTGTCGGGTCTTCCTCTACAACATATATAGGTCTTACAGAGCGCACTACTGCTGCAGGACGCATGACGGTGTAAGGTGCGTATTGTGGTACCGTTGCCGGTCTATACTCACCAACACTATAATAGTTAATGGTGTGTTTGACTTTGCTGCCTGTAGTACAGCCTGTTAATGAAAGCAACACTACTGCTGTTGCTATTTTTATTACTTTCATAGTACCGAAGAATAATTGATTATGATTGGAACGGCAAGATCTTTTTTTAAAATAAATCACTCTCGCGGAGACTCGAACTCCGACTAGCAGGATGAAAACCTACTGTGCTGACCGTTACACTACGAGAGCATAATCTTATTTATCGTGCTTATAAAACTGATTATAATGCTGGTTATCAAAATAATCACCCACATTATACTGCACCCATATATCCTTTTCAATATCTAATTCTGTCAATCCGCCGTCATTATCTTCTACGATAAATGTGTACCACTGCAAAGGCCAAAACCCCCATTTGTCTTTATGTATTATTTTCATTTTGAAATTATTCGATCTCGAGTGCACGTCTAGGGTACCACTCTGGATCATAAGCATCCGCCCATTCTATAATAATAGATGAGACTCCATCCTGTCTTTCATAAGCTCGTTTATAAGCAGGTAAAATCATATCAGTATCATCAAGACGTACAACATCGATGTTCGGGCACATTAAACGAAATACCTCTGTATAGTCACCAACGTGCTGCGGCCCGGGGTTAAGAGGTGAGATAGAACCTATTGCAGTCCTCACTATTACCTTCGGTAGATTCCTGCTTGAGGGTAACATCGCTTTCAGTTTATCGAGATGATTAACTATTTGATTAGTTCCAAGTAAGAGAAAATTCCATCTAGGGAAAATACTAATCGGTACTGTACCATTCATAGCCATTCCAATAGTCATACCCATCTGCATATCTTCACACACGGGCATCTCCCATAACTTTTCATCAGGCAGATGTTTTACAGTGTTTGATAAGGCGGTACCGGGGTAACTTACGGTTTGCCCGAGAAATAAAGTATGTTCTTGTTCATTAAGCCATGTCATAGCTCCACAAAGTTCTTCAAAGTAGTTTTTCATAAAAAATTAAAATTGTATACGCTCGCCAACACCGCTATGCGGGTATTTCGAACAATACGAAAAATAAATAATTTTATCCTTCTCTGTCAAATTTTCCCGCTCGTGCGTTAATTTGGTGGTATTCCATATCTTTCGGGTATCTGTACATACTGAACGGTAATTGTCCTCAATAATAAATGTAATGGGCAGATCATGCTGCATAGCGTATTTCCAATTTTCGTGAAAACACCCCGTCTCTGCTGTCATCTCTCCAACAAAGCACCAAACGTGATTGGTTTGGTGCTTGCGTTTTATATCAAAAGCTATACCGTTTGCAATGGGTATATTACCACCAACGATAGCAGAAGAAAAAAAGCGGTGCTCCGGAAAGCATAAAGAGATAGACTTACAATTATGAATATCGTGTATAATTTGTTTACGTGGGATACCTTTAAGCAAACATTTGTAATGACTTCTCCAGGTACAAAGAACCCAATCGTCTTTTTTTACATGTTTAAAAATATCAATAAGCTGTTGTTCGTTACCATTATCGAGATGTATAGGTGCACGAATACGCTTTTCACGAAAATGATCGCATACTTCTGTTTCAAAAGATTTCAATTCCTGTACTGTGTATTCAGTCATAAAATAAGTTTATTTTTTCTCCACGATTCTAATGTATATTTAAAAGGGTGACCAGTAATGTTTTCTACTATAATTAACATATCATTTGCTATTTCTCTTATTTCTTTTTGAGCATGTTCGCTATTGCGTAATTTTTGGAAATTTGCAAAACTGCGCATATTAAACATTATATCAGCTTGTATCTGACTATTATATGTTTTGAAAAATCTGGCAGATTCTTTTGCTCTCTTTCTTCCAAGAATTGGTTCTAAATCTTTGATACAAGCATGATAATAAGAATTTCCAAGGTGTGTATAAACTTCTAATAATTTTTGCCAATCTAATCCTGGATCGACACCTTCCATAGTGTTTGGTAAGGAATTAATCTCTATACCCTTCCAATCTTCAGGTAGATATGTCTTGTCTTCCTTTAGTTCTTTATACCTAGCTGATTCAGCATTTATATTTGCCATTCGATGTTTGAGTAAGTGTATGTGAGATGCGATATCACAATTCACAAGAAAATGCACCATACCCTTTTCAAATGGCGTTTCATGGCCATTTGACCAGAGCTGTTCAATTAACTTGGGAATTCTCTTGCGCTTATCACAATCTAGCTCTCTCGATGTACTCGTCCACGCGGAGCATGCTATTATTTCATCTGAACCATAATAACCTAATAGTTCAACAGTATTTTTCATATACATTCATAAATTATGTTCTATTAATTTTATCCATTGTTGTTTAGTAATTTCTTTATTATCCAAAATAGCAAAAGCATAACTAGAATTTTTATTGTAATTTCTTTTTATCATTACAGCTTGTTCTTTTCTGGTTTCAACCTTTCGTATATCATGCACCATTTCAAGGATAACGTCAATATATTTTTTTGCTTTTTCACCAGCTTCGCATATTTTTTCTATTTCGCTTTTTAATTGAACAGCTATCTCATAATCAAATTCTGTCTCGATTACCGCATAAAAGTCTTTTGCAAAAGGCATTCCCTTTTCAATATAGAATTCAATAAGATTATTGGTTGAACTTAGCTGTGATTTAACACGATGAATAAAACAATACCAATCAGATTTTAATTTAATTCTATTTTGATTTTTGTTGTAAGAAATTACAATTCCTTCTTTACCTTTCCAATTCTTAATGTGTTGTGCAATTTCAGAAAGTTTTGTTGTGCTGCTAAAAGTAAAAGTTTGAGGAGTTTGTATTGGTCCTAGTTGTCTCCAAATACCGGTCATTTCCGAAGACGAAATAACCGTCATGTTGCTTTTGTTTATTCCTCCAAGCAAATAAAAATCTACTTCTTTTGGTCTTACGACAATTACATTATTAGGGGTAACAAGTTCAAAAAGAAGTGTAACATGTGGATTCTCTTTTAAGAATTCAACAATCTTCGGATACTTTTGCGGAAGCAACTCAAAGTCTGAAGCGTTATTCTGTGTGGCATATGTAACTGTACCTCTCGTTCTCATAGAGAACTGATTATTGACATAATCGCAAATTACAAGAGTGCCATCTACTTTGTCAACAAATCGCCAATCATTATAATCATCCAAGCTCGGATAACATTCTGGCTTTTCTCCAAAGTTAAAAAATTTTGGCCATCCAGAAGACAAAACATTTCCTTCTTTATCTACAACTAAAGAGCGAAAGAATAAGTTATTGTTATTCCACTTTGCGTCCATCTGAGGTGTTATTAAATAACATTCCAATCCACAAAACGTATTTGGAACTATATTAAAATACCCCTCTTCTATTGGAAGATGAACTTTCATTTAAAATCCCATTCTCGATGTATTAAAATCGGAAGAAGAAGGTTTTAAATCGAGTAAATTACGAATGCGTTTTATGGTTTTCTCAAATGGATTACCAAGACATTTAACAGAGATTACAAGCTCGGTCATAGCTGCAAACGTAAAGTTATCGGTTGCATCAACCCACTTCTTCGCCTCTGTATCACTGATCTTGAGCTTCTGTGTGAAATAAAACAAACGCATATCCGGCTCCGGATAACTAATCTTCACAACACGGTCAAATCGACGCGGTCTACCAATAAGACGTTTATCAAGTTTCTCGGGGTAATTGGTAGTAGCGATATTGAGGACATGGTCAATAGAATCTTCTCCATCAAGAAGGGTCAGAAGATGTGAGTCTCCGAACCTATCTACAATAGCATCGATATCTTCAAACAGACATACAATATCACGTTTAGGCTCAATCCTCGAAAAATACTTCAACCCTTCTTGTACTGTAGAGGGGTGAGTGTCACAAATAAACACTATACCACCTTTCTCCACAATTTTTTGTGTTATCTGTTTTATAAGAACCGTCTTACCGGTTCCTGGAGGACCATAAAACATATAGCCTCGTCTCTGCAGGTAACCATGCTCTTCAAATACGCTACGCTTTTTCCAGAAGTTCTGGATTTCTCCGATAACGTCCTCAATTAATTCATCTCTGAATGTTAACCACTCATCAGATTTTATCGGCGCCGGCTCAAAGAGTGGGAGACCGGTATCGGTTTTATGTATCTTGTACACACCCGGGCTTAACTTTTTTACTGTCCTACCACAAGGTAAAAAGGCATCACCTTGTTGTGAGTATTGAATGTATTTTGTATTATACCGTGTAAGATCGTCTTTTTTTGCGCTTCCACTCGACCCCCCACCTGTCATCTCACGCTCAAAAGCATCCTCTTCATCTTCATCTTGTTCATACATATCTGACTCAACGCCACTTCCAAAATCATCTAATGTACCTTCGTCTTTTTTTGCTCTAAACATATTAACAAATATTATAGTATAATAAAATTATTATACAACTTCAAAGTTATGGAGACATCCACATCTCGTTGATACCGAGAAGCTTATGCTTGCAACCATTTATTTCTTCTGTCCAGCTTGAATGAAAATGGCCGTACAGATGTAAGGACGGTTTACAGAGTTTAAATATTTCATCCATTATTGCTCTTTCATCAGTAAGATCTTCAAGCAAATAAGCATCTTCTCTTGCCCACCCATATACCATTTCATTAAACTGTTGTGGAAAGCACCAAGAAGGGGCAGTATGTGTTACAAGAATATCTACCTCCTGACATTTGTCTTTATTAAAATTGACAGCTTCATCTTCCCAATAAGAAATACCTTCTTTTCTACCTGTTCTATCTATCGATGTTGCACCGCCTATAAATTGTATGCGCTTGGAACCGTAATTACTAACCGTATAATCCTCAATTAATTCGAAATTATCTAAACATACACGCTGACTACCTGTAAAATAAGAAGGGTCGTCATGGTTACCGCGTATACCATAAAAATTAATGTTATTCTGTCTGAACTGCTTATCAAGTAAATCGCATGTCGCCATGTCTTTACTCGGATAAAATCCTATTCCAAGATCGCCAACAGATATAATGTTAGTATTTGATATTTTCCCTTTGTTTATTGAGTGAAGAATTTCGTTCCAACTACCGTGATTGTCGCCGACGTACAACAGCGGTTTTTCTGCATCGAGAATAAGCATTCAGATATTATATATTATTCGTTCTGGAATTCCACAAGATCACCTTTGAGTTTAAGGCCTGCAATGTTCTCAGTATCGAGAATAAAGTTACGAATTTTTGTAGATTTGAATCCAAGCTTCTTTTTGAGGTCTTCTTTAGCTTTGGTAATCTCACCAACAGGCCCTTTCTTCGGTGTAACTGCTGGTGTGATTTCTTCATATTTAACAGGGAAACCGAAAATGTGAATTTTGTTATTTGTTGTATTCACCATGACGCCTTGACCGAGCTTGGTATAAGGCTGCTGTGCTACTTTGCGCTCTTTTGGGTTCAGAATAGCTTCCTTTGCTTGTGTCTCAAGCTCGGTCTCTGGCTGATAATCACGAAGCATCTGCATATCTTCTTCTTTAGCGCGCTTATAGTCAACGTTGAAATTGACGGTGTAGATGCCTGAACCACCAGTGGTTTTTGATTTATAATAAAAAGAACCGAACGTTGCACCTTTGCTCAGATAGTCTTTCAAGAGCGCAATGAGGTCTTGTGTATTAGTGCCTTGCTGAATATTGCCTTGCTGCTGCCCATCTTGAGGTTGCTGCGATGCGTCATCTTCGTTAATGTTGATGTATTTGTTGACGAGTTGATCAAATGTGGTATTCATATTCTTCATTATTTATAGTGGAAAGTAACCATTCATGCAACGTATTTTTTTCAAAATAAAGAGGGTTATTTTTAATAAACGTGACGATACCGGGGTTGTCGTATAAAAATTGCTCGTAGTTATATGTGTTTTTCTGAAATGTACACCAATGTGTTAAATTTATTTCAAAAAAACGATTAATCTTATCTATTGCATTACCCAATTCATTATAATGTAGATATAGACATCTTTTTCTGTGCTTAGCTGCTAAAGTTTTTATATTTTCAAAAAAATAATACTTCTTTAATACATTGTTAGCAAGTAAGGTGGTTTCATCGCTACCTAAAAAAATACGCTCAGCCTTTTCACGCTTCATATATGTACCGGTTCTTTTTGCATGCGCGTGGGAATACATATATTCAATATTATCTCTATCTAAAACAATAATCCTATCTATATATTTTATTATATTGTCGAGAATGGACCAATCTTGTTGTCTGTCTTTAAAAAAGAGTTGATCTGGTGTTATTTTAAATCCTACAACACCTATATTACTTTCTCTTTCTCGCTCTTCAAGTTGATGAAATAACTTATAAAAAAATTGCAATTTATCTGTATTACATAATTTTTGCAATTCAAGAGCGTCTTTAATTTCACTTAACGAGGTAGTTTCACAAAGGGCTTTATATCCATTGTAAGGCCGCATTAAATCTGCACCCATGAATACCTGTGATTTATTATCACCAGTATTCATACTATCAACGAAGTACAGAGTACCGTGTCTTTCCAAAGAAAATAATATAAACCTTACCACCTACATATATTTAACTAACTTTCAACGTTTTTCCGAGTGTTGACACCGCAGCCTTTTTATTCGATATAATAACCGTCTCAACTGCAAAATTGATATCGTTATAATTTACAATGGAGAATGCATTCTGCCAATTTGCAGCTGAAGCATAAAGCGGCTTGAGATTACATGCACAACCATTTTCATATACACGTATAATCCGTTCCTCTTGTGTACCGATGGAGGGGATGCGCTGTGTTGTCATACCGACGCGGTGTGTATGATTACACATAATTGAGGTAAACCATTTCTCAAAAAGACCGCGAGCGGAGTATCCACCATGCCGACGAACGACATCACCGTGCATAACAATAAACCCTGGTACTACCTCTACATAGTCAACAAGTTCGACCCTACTCCACGAGGCATGCGGCAAGAAGACATTATTATATGACAAACTATCCCTCACCTCCGGTATATCTGCAATCTCGCCGATCCTATCACTCAGATACCTCCACCATCTTCCTTCTGTACCATCTCCAGAGTGGTTAGAATTTGTTTCATAAATTTTTGCTTGATAGGGTGCAGTAATGTCATGAAGTTGTTTAAGGAATTTATGATATGCTTCACGCTCTCTGAGTAGAGAGTGTGTATGACGGACGTCTTTAGGATACCGGCTAACAGCAAACATGTCAAGGGTATCACCATTCAAAATAACAGTAGAAGGCTTTATTTCTTTTACAGTTTGAAGAAAAATATCTAATACATCCCAGTCTTCAGTACCAAAGTGTGCATCACCTAGGACAAGTGCATATTTATTAGGTGTTTCGTGCACCTTAGGCTTAGGTGGTGCATCATAGCGAATCGGTGCAAGCTGTTGAATGAAATCTTTTAAATCATCAATAGCATCTTCACTTGCACTACTAATAGGCTTAATGTAAGGAGTCGGTGGAACATATCCTACAATAGCCTCTTGCTCTTCGATATCACCATGCATGTGTGCTGGTCTACGTCTATCCATAACCCAATCCCAGACCGTAGAGGGCTTGGAGTCGAGAATTGCGGCGATCTCTTTAAAACTACAACCTTCACGGCGCAGTTCTTTTGCTTGCTGTACTTTTGTTGTATGGTCTGTCATATGTTTAAGGTGATATTATTTTATAAATGCAGGTAATCAACTTTTTATTGATTTACAGCTGTAAAAAAAGCTGCATAAGTGATAACCGCAGTAAAGGAAAGAAGTATTACCCAGCTGATAGCTTCTATAAGGAGTGGTGTTTTATTTTCTTTATCGGTATTTGATTTCATAAAAATAATAAATGGTGGGTGTGGATGGATTCGAACCAACTCAACCAAAGGTAACAGATTTACAGTCTGCTGCGACTCTCCAGCTTCGCCGCACACCCGAATTGGTAGCAGAGGCGGGATTTGAACCCGCGAGGCCGAAAGGCGGGAGGTTATGAGCCTCCTGAGATACCAGACTTCTCACACTCTGCAGTTTATATACATTATATTAATGGCTGTCGTGATGATAATCAAGTTTATTTTCAAGAAATAAATTCACAGCATCTTCATTAGCCATTCTTTCAAGATCTTTTATATCCAAATCTCTTTCTTTTTTGCAACCTACTACGCATATTGCAAGATAAATCATTAAAACCATTAAAAATTTCATAGATACACAAAATCTAGATTATTCTCTTTAAAGAATTTTTTCGCTTGCTCTTTCATCTCTTGCGATAGAGCTACCATTTTAAGTTGATACTCACGGCGTAGCTCTGGATTCTTACTTAAGACCTCAAAAAATTCATATCTATGTGATAGGGGTGCTGGTAGTGGTAATTCTTTATGTTTTAAATAATTCTCTGGCGGTGTTGTTGCAAATACTTCTATGCTTTTTAAAAATGTTTCAAGCTTTATTGTATAATAGCGAATTACATTCTCTGTTTTACCTCTTTTTATCTCATTATCTATAATATTTAAATGCTCTTTAAATGTCTCGCGTATTTGTGCAACGAGGCCACCGATCGTGACTTCTCTCTCCATCGGCTCACTGTAATATGCAGTCTTTCTTTTCGGTCCGAATCTCTTTGCAGTTACAGCTCGCGAGTATGCTGTAGACATTTTCTTATAATGCTGCACGGCATGTAATGTTTCATGCGTTAAGGTTTCATGAATATATTTCGATGATTCGTATTTTAAATTATCATGATACAGATAAATCTCGCTCTCTTCATCAAAATATACACCGCCGTCAGGACCTTGGTTATTAAAGATCACAAACACGTTAATTATACGCTTTTCATCAGTAGATCTATCTTTAATATTTATTGCACCAAGAAAATCGTATCTTGGCTTTATAGTCTTTGAAATAGGGGTGATATTGAGTCTAGGGTAGAGAGATGTACTGAGAGGCTCTGTTGTTTTTTGTATTTGTTCAGGCGTCATTCTTTGCATTTTTTTGACATATTTAGCCGTCAAGGCATCAACCTGTTTTTGCTCTGTTTTATTGAGAGCGAGCACGCGTTTTTCAACAAAAAATTCTTTAAATTTCATCTATTAATATTTAGTTATTGTTAAAGGTATAAATATATTTACAGTATGCGGAACTTCAAGAATTATTTTTTTACTGAAAATGTCTATCTCGATAAAACTGCCGGTAAACTCGTTTACAAATTACCTTTAGATCAAAATAAAAAGCTCGGTGAAGCCGATGATAATGAGCAACTTGTAGCAAAGGAAGTAATGCTCAATACTACAATTCGCGGTCAAATGTCGACATTTATACCTTCTAAAACTAATAAGTTGTTTATCGGATACGATGTTTTTACAACAAAAGAAGCTAACGGTAAAGATATACGTAACAGTGTTTACGCTACAGTGAAAGGTACAGCGAACGCTTTAAGAGGAAAAGAATATGAGAAGAAATTTCAGGCTATGCCAGAAAATGATTATAATATGTTAATAGAGAGGGCTGTTGATGCATTTGTCAGTAAAGAGAGTGTACCTTACGATTTTATTCTCTACCCTTCAAGCCGTTCGTCGAACGCTCAAGATATAGCAAATCTAATTAATACAAAATTAAAGCAAAAATTGTCAACAGGTGTCACCGGGCAGCGTGCACAGAGTGCTGTAGTACAAGAAATACCAAAAAAGCCTATAACACAGGAGTCTATAAAAGAAGTCGTACAGATTGAAAAACTCGTAAATAACGTTCTCGCAGGCATAGAGAGCCATGCAGGTGTAAAGTTATCTAGCAATTCAAAAAATGAAATTAAAGATCTCTTAGTAAAAACGCTTGTTGACTTTCTTACAAACAAAGTCAGTAAATTCACAGCTGATGATAAATATTCAACCTCATCACATTTAAAACCTGTACCCAATAGCACAATATTTGATGATGCTATAAAGTTATTAAATGAACCAGGGGTTATACCGGAACTTGAAAATAAAATTGCAAACTTCTCTGTAAGTGGTCATCTTGATAGCTACTGCGACTCACACTTTGAATTAACTGATCTTAAAACCCAGCTCAGTCAATATGACAGAGATGGTAAAAAGAGAGCATGGATTGGTAAGACACGCATCCTGATTGTAGATGATAATATTAATAGTGGTGATATGTACAAGCAAATTGCACCACTAGGTGATATGTTACGTAACTGCGACTTTTTCTTTCTTATGAAAGATATGAAATATAAAGTCTAGCCTAGTTGTTGAAGCAGTTCTTGTATTTCTTTATCTACATCCTCTAGCTCTCTTTCAATATCGAGCATTTCTTTCATAAGAACATTACACTCCGCGGGATACATCTTATAAACATCAAGAACACTATCCATATTACTTTTATTGCGCTCCTTCATATCATCTAGCTCTTGCATTTCTTTATAGATATTCATCGGATAACTTTCATTCCACCTGTTTCGAGATTAGTGACTTTATACATTGTGTTTGTATTTGGATAATATTTGCTGTATTTTGCATGATATGCTCTAACTTCATCTTTAGTTCTGAAGGGTGATAGCATCACTTCATACCATGCCGTTTCGTTTTCTTTTCTCTCTAGTTTATACATGTCAGTCTTTATAGTTTCTATTGATTAACTTGAATCCCAACGGGCGACGAGATGCAAAAGATCTAATATATGAAGACGGTCTAACTACAATTCCTTCTCCGACTTCACCACTACCATATCTCTGTGTATCTGCCAACTCTTGGAGTTTCTGTAATGGATTCTCCCATACTTTTACAGTAGATGCAACCTCTAATTTTGAGATTAAAGGAACAACATCGCATTCAAGTTCATTTTTACAAAAGTCTGCCATCATATCATATGTCATATATGCCTGTCCCACTTTTATTTGAAATACAAATATTTTTACATCTACGAGTTTTAATGTATTTCTTTGTATTCCGTTTCCGCACATTTCACCTTGAATAACGCCCGACCAACTAGCTGGTATTTTTAATTTTCTAGCGCATCTCCAGAATGTAGATTTTTCGGTATCTTTCTTGGAAAGATTTCTGCTACATACTTGCGTTATTTCTCCATCTTTTACAGCGATAGTTATACTACTACCATCTAATTTTTGTGTGATTGTAATTGTTGGATCTTGTTCTAGAACTTGTTTGACCATTTCTGGATCATTCAACCCATTGTCTTCGTCTGTTTTAGACGCAAGATGAGTTGGAAATTCTCCTTCATTTTCACCAGAAAGATTTGCAGGAAGTTCTTTTATGTATTTTTTAATACCAAGCAATGTTGTTAAATCTTCTCCTATAACAGTAGTTTCTGTAAATTGATCTGGAAATTCACTTAATGATATTACTAGCCCTGACGAAAACTCTCCACGCAATTTAATATTTTTAATTCTAATCGGTTTGTCTGGATTTTTTTGATCTTTTAAAAATTCTGCCCAATGATAAGGCGGAACAATGGTATCAATTGTAATGAAGACGACTTTATCACCCTCCTTGTGAATTCCTTTTTTAACAATAGTTTGCCATCCGAGCACTTCTGCAATGTCAAGGGAATCAGCATTTGGGTGGCTACGTATATTTTTGATTATTTCAATAGATGCGAGCTTCATACTCACATATCATATATACTAGCACAAAAGAGAGCAAGTATTATTTTGCTTTTAATATTTCAATCTCTGCTTTGAGCTCTTTGATGCTAGAAACGAGGAGAGGTATCATCTTGATATAGTCAAGGCTAAGATAACCATTATCCCGCTCAAGTATTGCTTCTGGCAATATCTCACGGACTTCCTGAGCTAATAACCCAACATCATGACCTCTTCTTGTACAAATACTATCGTCAACTTCTTTCCAGTCAAAACGATAAGCTTCGATCTTTTGAAGTTTCTCTAGTGAATTGTTGAGAACAACTTTATTTTCTTTTAATCTACTATCAGATACGTAATATGCAACAACATCACCTGTTGAGCGTAATGTAGATCCGGTAATAATAGCACCAGCTATATTACCGGTACCTGCGTTTATATTATTATTATTTGTGGTGATCGCTCCACTTGAGATGGCTCCACAACCGATAGCATCACAAGATAAATCGCCGGTCCCCATAGTGATATTACCGTTTGTAGTATTCACAGAGGTGCAGGTAATACCCGTGGCGTTGAATGTACCGTTAACATTTAATTTGAATGTACCGGGTGTGGTAGTTCCGATACCCACATCGCCTGATGAGGTAACAAAAATTCTTACAACACTACTTGTAGCGATGCTTGCAGAGTCAGCTACAGGATCAAAAAAGATATATTCATCTTGTTCTGCGTTTGAGAAATACCCGCTTTGAGACATTACATTACCTGTTGCATATATATTTCCACTAACAGTTAATTTTTGCCCTGGTGAAGCTGTACCTATACCAACATTAGTTCCATTATCAAATATTTGTGAATCAGTTAACGCAGATGAGCTTGACCATTTTGGCACATAATTTGTGGTACCAGATCCGCTAACAATACCACCTGCAACACCAGACCATGCACCGGAGTTGATGGTTCTTCGCTGTACTGTTCCATTAGCATCAACAACAAGAACTGTATCTGTCGCGCCAGCATTTATGGTACCGATTGTTGCTGTACCAGATGCATAGATATTACCACCTATTCTTACACGGTCTGTTGTGTTCGGCGCTGTACCAAAACCGAAGTTACCTGTAGAATTCATCTCCATACGAGACGACGCTGCAACTAAATCAAGAATTCTGAGATTAGGTGTAGCAGTATTGCCGTATACGTCAATACCATACATACTGCCGTTGTCAGTAGATCTACCGAAATCAATCTGACCACCCTCAGAGCCTGTGTCGTTCCGCGAAGCTTTTATAGTACCACCAACATTAAGCTTGGCATTTGCAGATGGTGCTATGCCGACACCAACATATGTTCCATTATCTTGTATAATAGAATCTGTAATTGTATCAGCATCTGACCATTTTGTAACATAGTTGGTTGTTCCTGTACCGTTTACTACACCTGTTGTAGTATTCCATGTACTGCTATTTATAGTTCTCTTTTCTACTGTACCGCTTGCATTTACAACAAGTACGGTATCAGTAGTGCCGGTATTAATAGTATCGATTGTTGCAGTACCTGAAGTTCTAAAAGTACCGTTTACATGAAGCCTTGATGTTGGTGTTGATGTACCGATACCGACATTTGCGTTTGTACCTGGTGAAAGAACAATATGACCTGATCCATCGTTTATTTCATTTGTAATTGTAAAGTAATTTTGAGCTGCGTTCCCAAACCCTGTCCATGCTTTTCTGCCTGCCGCCACACCATCCGGGAACCATCCAATATAAGTATGATCTGTACCAACGAGTTTTAGAGTTTCCGCATTAGCTGTAAATCGTCCATCACCTGCTACATCGAGCTTTGTTCCAGCTGTTTGAACACCTATGCCGACGTTACCATTGGCAAGAATTCTTATACCGTTACTTTGATTTGACCACGGCGCTATTAAAAGATTGCCGGTATTTATGGTACTTTCTGAGAAAATAATTCCTTTATCACAATCTGCAGCTAGAGGATTCCAACTACCGGCGCCGAGTGATACATGGTGCTGCATCCAACCGCATGAGCCGGTAACGTATATTTCAGCACTTGAATCATTAGTATTGAGACCATCAACATGTAACCTACCTTGCGGACTATCAACACCGATACCAACATTACCACCATTCTTAACAATAAGAGCTGTAGTACCATCATCTACAAATCTTGCAACATCAGTAGCACCTTTCTGCTCAACATAGAGAGCAAGATCAGAGCCTGCATTTATGATCTGCATTGAGCTTGTACCGGTAATGAGTGTATCAAGACGAGAATAGGTACCGAGAGCGGTGAGGTTACCGACGATAGTAAGATCACCATCGATGATCATGTTATCGTTTGTACGCAGTTCATTAGCTGCTGAACGGTATAAATTAGTATCATAATTTGCGTCATTGCTACCAAATAATATACCATTAGTTGCACTACTATCTGCTATTTTAGCTATACCGCGTATGACCGTTTGATCTGTATTAGCATCACCGAGGGTCGTATTACCAGCAACTTTAAAGTTATCATCAGTTGTTAGTTCATTAGCTGCAGAGCGATACAAATTTGTATCGTAATTAGCATCTCCACTTCCAAACAATATACCATTACCTGCGCTGCTATCAGCAATCTTTGTAATGCCTCTTATTACAGTCTGGTCTGTATTAGCATCACCTAATGTGGTATTACCGAGAACGTTTAATGTTGTGCCAGCTACAAAAGCGTCATTAGTTCTAAGAGTATCAGCAGCACCACGAAATAAAACAGTATCTGTACCGCCGGCACCATTTGAAAATCTAATACCGTTTGCTTCTGTTGTACAATTAATTACTAAATTACCGTTTATTGTTGTTGTATCTGCACAGGTATCACCGAGTGTAGTGTTACCTGCGACACTAAAATCACCAGTAATACTCATTCCGCCACCTACTTCAAATGCATCATCGGTTCTTAAAATATCTGCTGATTTGCGGTAGAGGTTTACATCATAGTTTGCATCACCACTACCAAATAAAATACCATTAGTCGAGCTACTATCAGCAATCTTTGTAATACCTCTAATTACTGTCTGATCTGTATTCGCATCACCTAGCCGTGTGCTACTACCGACTTCAAAATTATCATCAGTCTTTAGAGTATCTGCTGCGCTGCGATAAAGATTAGTATCATAAGTACCTGATCCGTTAGAAAATTTAATACCGTTTGCTACCGTACTACAATTAATATTAAGTGTACCATTAATAGTTGTAGTATCTGTGCAGGCATCACCGAGCGTAGTATTCGCTCTAACATAAAGATCATCATCTGTTTGCAATGTATTAGCAGCTCCACGATAGAGATTCGTATCACCGCCCATTATGATAGCATCAACAGCATTTATTGCATTTGGCATCTTAATCGGACCAGCGTTAATGGTTATTCCATCGTTCGCTGTTGTACCAAGAACTGTATCACCGAAAGACGTTAAGCTATTACCGACAGTTGCATCATTACCTACTACGAGATTATTATCGATAAAAGCATCACGCGATGCACTCAAACTACCTTGTATTGAAACTTCATAATTGGGATTACTTGCCTGTACACCCACCCTATGACCAGCATATATATTATATGATGCACTTAAGCTACCAACAATATGGAAGTCACCTTTAAACGGTTCTTCTGGAGATGCCAAAGGATCGATAGCAGAATCAGGGTACCCCGTAGTAGGTAACGTGTGGTGATTTTTTCTATGTAATTTGTTGTGAAATCTTGCGTTGTCAGCCATATACAGTAATATTTAGGTATCTGGTAAATACTTATTCATATCGTAGTTTTTTAAAAGCTGGAAGAGAAAAATTGTAAATATTAGTATAATGGAACAGAACAATTTAAAGCTTACAACAGATGAATTACAAAAATACCATACTATTTTTGGCTTTGATACAACTAATAAGATTGCTGCACAAGCCATTGATATCATTTATTGGTTTATAATTTTTGTAGCTTATTGCTTTGCTTTTCACGCACTCGATACTATTCTCATATCGTGGAACTGGTTACTAGTAGGTCTTGCTAGTTTTGCAGTTGTTGGTTTGCCGTATTGTGTAAAAATTATCTTATTTGGGCGTAAGGAATTTCCGCTAAAAGCTGCAATACTGTGCTTATTTTTGAGTTTATTACCTACTATCTTTGATTTTGCAGGGTTTTATTCAGAGACAGGGTTAGTAGATAGCCTTAATATCAGTAAAAAGACGGCCATAGAGTCACTTGGCTATTTTGAAGCAGAAAGTAAAAAAGCTGCACAAAAAGAAAAAACACAAATAGCAGAACTTGAGCGAGCAAAAATTAAGAATATTGAGGTAGAGTTAAGTAAGTCTATTTTAACTGTAAACAAGCAAATCGATGAAGCTAATCAAAAGATTATTGATGAGAAGACTGGTGTACGTTCTAAACTAACATCTGGAAAGCCAGGCGAGGGACCGAGAACAAAAGAGCTTGAAGCAGATGTGAGGAAGTTGCAGGCTCAAAGCGAACTCGAGACAAGAACACAAAAAGAAAACACCGAAAAAGGAATAGAAGTGTTGAGACAAGATACAGCTTCAAAGATCGAAAATATAGATGCTTCTGTAAGATTGTTAGATGAAAAAGTTATTGAGACAAAAAAGATAATAAACAACGCAAAGACATTTACAGATCTTGAAACTGCTGTAATAGATGCAAATAGCTTAATGTCATCGATAGCATCAAATCTCAGCATTAAATTTATACCTGTGGAGATTATTGGATCAGCAAATATTTTAAGACTCTCTTTTGAGTCATTACTACGTTTTGAAGTTACAGCGGTTGTATGTTTATTACTCGCTTTATTAATGGAGATAGGTGATATAGTGATAGTATTTGTGATCAGGTATGAAAAGCCAAAAGCTGTGCCGAAAATTATCTCTAAAAATACCAGCTATAAAGAGAAGCTATTCACTAAAACATACGAAGGCTATTGACTGTATTTTTTTGAAAATTTCTTTGCGTTACATATGCAATGCTCAGCATACATACAATTATCACATACACGACCACTGTTGAGATATATATCCGGTCTCATACAGGCTCCTTTAGTCATATCTTCAATATAAGCCCTACGTGAACTATATGTAGGTGGTGGTTTAGGTGTGTATTGAAAGTTAACAAGATCTTGTGTAGTTTCTTCTTTTTTTGGCTTCTTTAGAAGCTTGAGCCGTGCAAGTACATCATAGTTTATCGTAAATGGTGTTTTGTCTTTTGGGAGAAGTCTCTGCTGTACAACTTCCGGCTTCACGCGTTGTTTGAGCAATTTTTTAGCCTCGCGATCCACATAATGCTTTTTGTATGCTTCAAGTGATCCGTACTTGCTAATACCTTTTTGTATTGTATTCTTTGATATGCGTTTTTCCATACCAGAAACTACGCAAGCCAGGACCGCGCTTTTTATTTTTTCTGTATTTTGTACTCGTTTTTTTGTCACAACTATTTGTATGTTATAACTTGTACTTATATTTGCAAGGAATAAGAATATCACGTTGCAATGTTTTTAATTGTTTTTATATTATTAATGATGTCAAAAATGTCACCAAAAAATATTGAAAAACTAATTAAAAAGGGTAGGCTCATTCCTTTGATTAAAGAGGAAAATAATAAATTCTATCTTATTGGTTATACTCGTAAAGGTACGAGCCGCAAAAGCGATAAGTTAATGCTTCCGCAACCTGAACTTCTTCAAACACCACAAATATGAGTGCTGGAAAAGGTGATAAGCCAAGACCTGTTGATAAGAAGCAGTTTGATAAAAACTTCGAACAGATCAATTGGCAGGAAAAGAAACGAGATGTCTCGAATGAAAAATGTAAGGGTGGAAAGACTAGCTTCGTTTATAAATAAGAAATAATTTCTATGAGTGTTAAAATTGCAATGATAGGTTGCGGTAAGCTCGGTCGGTCGTGTGGTGAAGTTATGAGCAAGATGCATGATGTTGTAGGTTTTGATATAAACCCGCATACAAGTTGCAGCTTCCCGTGTACTAGAAGTATACAGGAGGCAATAACAGATCGTGATATAATCTTTATTGCAGTACCTACACCGCACAATAAAGAATATGGTGGAGAAAAACCAACACATCACCTACCACCAAAGGATTTTGACTATACCGCTGTAAAAAGTGTAGTGAGTGAAATTAATAAGTTTGTTAAGAAAAAGCAAACAGTGGTACTCATATCAACGGTCTTGCCTGGAACTGTTAGAAGAGAGATTGCACCATTATTGACAAAAACCTGTCTTATATATAATCCGTATCTCATCGCAATTGATTCTGTGAGAGAAGATCTTATCGATCCTGATTGCCTCATTATTGGTGTCGAGACAGGGAAATGTACATTACAAGTAAAACGTTTAATAGAATTTTACAATAGCTTTATAATCAAAAAAAATGTACCAGTAAACATCGGTACATGGGAAGAAGCGGAGTCAATTAAAATATTTTATAATACATTTATTTCGTTTAAGCTTGCGTTTGTAAACATGATACAAGATGTTGCAGAGTATGTTGGTAATATGAATGTCGATGTTGTTACTACAGCACTCAAGACTTCAACTAAGCGCATTGTGAGTCAACGGTATATGAATGCAGGGATGGGTGACGGTGGTGCATGTCACCCGAGAGATAATATCGCTCTTAGATTTTTGTCACAAAAAGCAAAACTTGGGTATGATTTTTTTCAAAATATTGTCATCACAAGAGATAAGCAGGCAAAAAATATTGCAGAATTTGTAACACGTGTTGCAATACAGCATAACAACGATGTCGTAATGCATGGCATTTCTTACAAGCCGAATACTTGCTACACAGATGGTAGCTACAGTCTTTTAATAAAGTCATTTTTGGAAAAAAATAACATTCGTACATGTGTTATTGATCCGTATGTACATCAGTGTGATGCAGTACAATATGATATACACTCTCGTAAACCACACATTATTTTTCTATCACATTCCATTAAGATAGATAAAGATTTATTCTGTGTATTTCCGAAAAACAGTATAATAATTGACCCGTGGCGCACATTTAAGAGTAAGCGGTATAAAGTATTACAATATGGCAACACAAAAAACAAACGCATTTGATGATCCGGTTGCAATACGGGAACATATTATAGATCGTGTATGTGATATCTCTATCTATAAAACACCATATCCCCACGCAATAATTGATAATTTCTTTCCAGACGATATAGTACGTAAAATAGATAATTTTTTTCCATGTGTTGCACAATCAGTGTTTGATAGCGTTGATGAAACTAAAGAGCAAAAAAGATATAGACGTAGTTTTTTTGGCAATGATACTGATAAGACATCACTCGAGCGCACGTTAGATGAAGTTTATAATGTCGAATTACTAAAGTTCTTTCTTGAGAAGTTTGATATACAGTATAATACTAATTATGCATGGGGTATACAGTATGTATGGGATTATAGTGTAAGAGGGCACAACGCTTTACCGCCACATGTTGATCAGCCATCAAAAGTTCTGTCGTTTGTTCATTACTTCCCAATAACCTGTATAGAGAACGGTAAGCCAAAAGTATTAGAAATACCCGGTACTGATATTCTCGTACAAAATACAGACGGAACATTTGCAGAACACACATGCGTAGAAGCAAAGAGAAATAGATGTTTAATTTTTGAAAAAAGTACAAAGTCATGGCACGCAGTAAAGGAAACAAAGACACCGCGACGTACAATTACTGCATTTATAATTGATAAACGTGTCACAGGAGGTAAAAATGGATCCTTTCTGTATCTAAAATAGATATACAAGACAGATATTCTACTTGTTTTTCTTGACTTTTAAAAATATGCATATACATTTATTGCGATTGCACGAGTAGCTTAGTGGCTAAAGCAGTAGATTTACATTCTACCTACCGGGGGTTCGAGTCCCTCCTCGTGTACCATATAGGGGGTATAGCTCAGTTGGTAGAGCGCCAGCTTTGCAAGCTGGATGTCAGGGGTTCGAATCCCCTTGCCTCCATTTTATTTAAATGAAAACTAATTTCTACAAATTTTTAATATTATTTTTTTATTATATAGGGGATTTTTTTTCGAAAATCCCTTTAGAGGTCTCGTACGCTATTTATCAAAAATGCATGAATCTCTCCGTAAAATTTGATGATAAATTAGGTTCTTTTTGGTGGTGGAAAAAACCATGATATTTTTTCTTTTTGTAGTGTGATTCCTTTGAGGGTTCCATTAAATTATATTAGCAACTTATGATATTCGACGAACAAATCTCCCGTAAGCCAAATCTTTACCCATGGACGGAAGAGTTCATAGAAGCAATGCATAATGGTTTTTGGACTGATAAAGAGTTTTCCTTTAAATCTGATGTACAGCAGTTTAAGGTAAAATTAACAGATCAGGAAAGGGAGATCGTAATTCGTACACTTACAGCCATTGGTCAAATTGAGGTAGCAGTAAAGACATTTTGGGCGAAACTCGGAGAAAATTTACCACACCCCTCTTTACAGGATCTCGGTTATGTAATGGCTAATATTGAAGTTATTCATAATAGTGCATATGAGCGCCTTATATCGACACTAGGTCTTGAAAACGTATTTGAAGAGAATCTAAAGCTTGATTGGATACAAGGGAGAGTAAAATACCTCAAAAAATATACACACAAATATTATAAGGACAGTAAAAAACAATACCTCTATGCTCTCATCCTTTTCACTCTCTTCGTTGAGAACGTCTCGTTATTTTCGCAGTTCTATGTCATAAACTGGTTTGCACGCTATAAAAATGTTTTAAAGGACACCGATCAACAGGTCAAATATACACGCAACGAAGAGAACATACACGCTCTCGTTGGTATTAAAATTATTAATACTATACGCGAGGAATACCCTGACTTATTTGATCAGGACCTTGTTGATAGAATATTACATGAAGCTAAAGAAGCATACGACTCAGAATCCAAAATTATTGATTGGATGGTTAATGGAATACAGGAAGAAGGCTTGAGTGCGGCTATACTAAAAGAGTTTGTAAAAAATAGAATAAATGAGTCATTAGCTCAAATAAAACTCCCAACCGCATTTGATGTTGATAAAGATACTCTAACATCTACAAAGTGGTTTGAGGAAGAGCTACTCGGTAATAATATGACAGATTTCTTTCATAGCAGACCTGTAGAATATTCAAAGAAAAATCAATCCTTCTCTGAGGATGATTTATTCTAATTTCTGTTGTTAACAGAAATTTAGCATATATACTTTTTTTATATGATGAACAAGGACATTTATTGGCTAAACAAAGATTCACGTAAATTTCTCGAACGTGGGTATTTGTTAGAGGGTGAGACGGCAGAGCAGCGAATTAGAGATATTGCTGAAGCAGCAGAGGGATATCTTAAAATAAAAGGCTTTGCTGATAAGTTCGAAGATTATATGCATCGAGGCTTCTACTCTTTAGCGAGCCCTATTTGGAGTAACTTCGGTCGTAAGCGTGGTCTACCTATTTCGTGCTTCGGTTCTTATATCTGTGATACTCTAGAATGTATCATGCATAAGGTTGCTGAGGTTGGTGTCATGACAGCAGGTGGTGGTGGTACATCAGCATATTTTGGAGCATTACGTGGTCGTGGTGTACCTATCTCATCAGGTGGCGAATCGACAGGATCTGTTCACTTTATGGAGCTTTATAATAAGCTTATGAATGTTGTATCACAGGGTAATGTACGGAGAGGTTCGTTTGCTGCGTATCTCCCGGTTGATCATCCAGATATTGAAGAGTTCTTGAAGATTCGTTCAGAAGGTAATGAGATTCAAGATCTGTCAATCGGCGTTTGTGTGTCAGATGAATGGATGAAGAAGATGATTGATGGTGATAAGGAGACACGCCGCATATGGGGTCTTATTATCAAAAAGCGTTTCGAATCAGGGTACCCTTATATCTTCTTTTCTGATAATGCCAACAACCAAGCTCCACAGATCTATAAAGATAAGGGGTTAAGAATTAACAACAGTAATCTTTGTTCAGAAATTTTCTTGAGTAATTCAGAAGAGGAATCTTTTGTATGTGACCTCTCGTCGATGAATTTAGAGAAGTGGGAAGATTGGAAGGATACAGATGCAGTAGAGACGATAATATATTTTCTCGATGCCGTAATGTCTGAATTCATAGAAAAGACAGAAGGTGTACGCTTTATGGAAGCTCCTCGTAAGTTCGCAATTAACCAGAGAGCTCTCGGTCTTGGTGTATTAGGTTGGCATTCCCTACTGCAAGCAATGATGGTTGGGTTTGAATCGATGGAAGCAAAGATGTTAAACAATCAAATCTGGAAGACGATTAGAGACAGAGCAGATAAAGCTACATATGAATTAGCTAAGATTTTTGGGGAAGCTCCTATATACAAAGATTCAAAAGATAAAAGAAGAAATACTACTACTCTAGCAGTCGCGCCTACAACATCTAGCTCTTTTATTCTTGGTCAAGTATCTCCGAGTATAGAGCCTTTAAATTCTAACTACTTCGTTAAAGACTTAGCTAAAGGCAAATTTACTTTCAAAAACCCTTATCTTAAAAAAATATTAAAAGAAAAAGGTAAAGATGATGATGAGACGTGGAAATCAATTCTCATCAAAGGCGGAAGTGTACAACATCTCGATTTCTTTACACACGAAGAAAAAGACGTATTTAAAACATTTGGTGAAATCACACAGAAAGAAATTATCATTCAAGCTGCTGCACGTCAAAAATATATTGATCAAGGACAATCCCTCAACTTAATGATACCGCCTAATACTAAACCTAAGGAAGTTAATGAACTTATGATCTTCGCCTGGGAGCAAGGCATTAAATCGCTTTACTATCAGCGAAGTGCAAATCCTGCACAGGAATTAGCGCGCTCCATTATGACGTGTAAATCTTGTGAAGGATAATATAAAAAAGGGCCTGTTAAAATAAATAATTAATGCTAAATACTTCTGTGAATATAAAACGCATACTTCTTGATGAACGTGTAGAAATGAACGTAGTGGTTGACCCCCTAATGGAGAGCACTATATACTGCAGACCATTTGAGGAAGATGTTCATAACGTAAGTGCGTTTACTGTAAAAGGGCAAGAATTCGTCCACAACTACGTAACGAGTTCTGATAATCAAAAGTATATTGTTACTAATATCATTACTGAAGATGGTGATGTACATGAGGATGTTTGCTTCAAAGTTGTTGTAGTTGAAGATGGTACCTTGCCGGTGAGTGTTGTGAATTTACGCAAGGCAAAAGATACCTCTAGACAGGAAGTATTAAATGAGAAAGTTACCGTGACAACACCGGTCGTAATGACAGAGCAGAGCGGTGAGGTCGTTCTACTTGAAAGAGTTAGAGAGTATAAAAAAGATCTGCTTACTGAGTTTCTTACTTTTTCTCAAGTACAGCAAAAGCATGTTGCGGAGAGTTTAAATGAATTAAAGGAAAACGTTAACAACTATGTTGAAAAAGCTGTAGCGAAACTTACAAGGGAGTCTGTTGATGAAGTATTGCATGGTAATAGCAATATAGCTGCAGAATTAGAAGAGAAATTTAAAGAATACGGTGAAATTATTGAAGAGCATGTTATTACAACAAGAGATGAGATGGTAGAAAACATTACTAATCAACTCTCTACACATGAAAAGAAATTAATTGAGAGTATTAAGCCACGTATCGAAAAAACTGCTATAGATATTTTGAAAGAAAAGGTAGAGAGTATTGAGCGGTTGCTTACGCTTGATAAGCGCGTAGAGAAGCTTATTATTGAAAATACTGCATTGCAGCAATCTGTTGCACAATTAACAGGTGAAAGACAATCACTCAAAACACTTGTAGAAAGTGCGAAATCATACACTGATGCACAAGTATCAAGGGCGTCAAGAGATGCTGAATACTATGCGCGTAGAATACTTGATCTTGGTGGTGGCGGGGGTTCAGTAGCAGCACAATATGCACGGGGTGGTGTGATGGACGGTGATTTGACTATTAACGGTAATATTCTTAGTGGTGGTAATAACCTCGTTAATGTATTTGCCGGCGAAGGTGGCGGTGATGATAACCCGATTAACGCAGGGGAATATTAATTTTTGTAGCAGCGCTATAAACAAATTAACAATGTTTGATATAAATATATGTGTCTATGTCCAAGAACATTATAAGAATCAAACGTCGTATTGTCGGTGATCCCGGTTCACCTACCAGTCTCCTAAATGGTGAATTAGCTTACAACGAAGTAAATCACGTACTTTATTACGGTGCTTCAGCTAGTATAGAGGCTATCGCTGGTAGGGGTATGTTTGTTGATCGTGTTACTAATCAGACTATTTCTGGTGAGAAAACATTTGAAGATAAAGCATTTTTTAATGATGACGTAGATATATTACAAAATACTACAATTTACGGTAATCTTTCCGTTCTCGGAGATATTACAACAATTGATACGTTTTTGTTAACTACGAGTGCAGTTGAGATACAAAACAGTGGTACCGGTCCTGCATTAAAAGCTACGCAAACCGGGAATCAAGACATAGCAATATTTTATGATGATACAGACTGTGCTCTATCGATTAAAGATGGTGGTAATGTAGGTGTCGGTACATTTACTCCTAATGAGGCACTTACAGTTATTGGTAGTATTTCTGCAACTGATGCTTTAACAATAGAAGGTGTTACTAACTTAAATTCTTCACTTAACGTTGAGGGTGCTACCGTTATTAATAATACATTAAATGTTACTGATGCTGCAACATTTGCCTCATCCGTCTCAGCACAAGGTGCTTTAACAATAGAAGGTGTATCTACACTTAATGGCGCTGTGACTATTAATAATACATTAAACGTTACTGATGCTGTTGACTTTGATTCAACATTAAATGTAGATGGCAGCACAACTATCAATGACACGTTAAGTGTTACAGGTGCCGTTGACTTTGATTCAACATTGGACGTTGTTGGTGCTACGACTCTTCAATCAACATTGGACGTAGATGGAAGCACTACTATTAATAAT